ATGCGTAATGGCATGGATTGATCCAGACCTTGCCAAACGTGGCTTTGATGTTATTGCTGAGTTGCCTGATTGGTATCAGAATATTTTGTATGTAACAATTTTAGCAGGGCTAGGGTTGAAAGGTCTTGATAAATTTAGGAAGAAGTAATGAAACTATCTCCACATTTTAGCTTAGAAGAATTAAGCAAGAGTCAAACGGCTACTCGCAAGGGTATCCCTAATTCGCCCACAGAAGCCCATACAGAGGCATTGCGAGCTTTGTGCATGAATGTACTAGAACCAGTAAGAACGCAATACAGCATACCTTTTAGCCCCAGCAGTGGCTATCGCAGCCCAGAACTATGCGTTGCCATTGGTAGTACAGTAAATTCTCAACACGCAAAGGGTGAAGCAGCAGACTTTGAAGTGCCAAGCGTTTCTAATTTAGAAGTTGCTGGCTGGATTGCTGGCAATCTTGAGTTTGACCAGCTTATTCTTGAGCATTATGAAGGTGGCAATACTGGCTGGATACATTGCAGTTATAAAGTTGACGGCAATCGCAAGGAAGTTCTAACTTATGACCGCAAAAATAAATACCGCAAGGGTCTTATCGCCTAACTATTGCCTGTATAACTTCATGTTCTAGCACCTTGTAGTGTCTGTTTGTAAATGTTTTGGTGCGTTCTGTTGCTCTTCTATAAGCTAAATCCATAGCTTCTTCTTCAGATATAGCCCTTACAGTTATTCTTCTTTCAACAACTGTCTCTACATATACATCGTATGTGTCTGCTTTATGCAGTGTTGCTGATACTATCTTCATTGGGTAGCTTCCATATATACCAGCCTTGTCTGGTTTTTGTTTGCATTGTTCTGAAACCGTACCATATCATTGCTCGTCTAGCACAGTCACAATCTCTTTCTGTTTCTGTAAGAATAGGTGTATCCCAATCGAGGCTAGGAATAAAATCCCACTTGCCTCTGAATCGATTTGTTGGTGGTGTTATTGCCATTGTTATCTCCTATAAAGCGAACACCCCAGACTCGGAGGGAATCTGGGGTGTCCTAGCAAAGGGACAGAGTTGGAGAACAGACCTTTGCTCAATTAGAAAGGTATGTCATCATCCACAATCACTTCAGTCGTCGCTGGCTTGAGTTCTTGTGGTGGTGTTTCTTCTGTTTTAGCAAGACGCTCGCTTACTTGTAAAGACAAATAAGGTTTGCCATCTGCTTGCTGTCTCCATCCAGCAATCTTTAGATTACCGTCAATAAGGTCAAGAGGCCCATCGTAATCTGGTTGATTCTCAGAGCCTTCATTCTTTTTGTAGTCAAACATTGTCCCCATTTTCTGATATATTTCCAGACGTTTGCCACCATTTCTTGATGTCATCTGCATAACAACTACAGGATATTCTTTGCCCTGTATGTCTAGCTTGCCTTGCAAAATAAACTTCTGGTCTTCAAATGGTGTGAAGACTGCGCCTCTGTTTGTGTTATCGTATTCCATTACCATGATTCTCCTTCGTCTTTAGCTTCTGTTTTCTTGTGGCCTTTTGTTTTAATTGGCTCTTGGCTAGCTGAGTTGCCATCGTCATCTTCAGATGGCAGACCGAATGCGGCTTGCAGTCCGTAGCGTTTCGCATATGTGATGCCTGACCCCATCTTCTGTGGATCAGTATTGTCTTTAGTAAGTACAGGTGTCCGGCTTTCAAAAGACTCGCCTGAGTCATGCAGCACTATAGTCTTGACGTATATTGTAACATCCGCCTTTTGTATGTTTGCATTTTCAAAGTCTACTAACTGTGTAAATGTAAGACCAAACTTGCCAGCTTCGGCTCGTACAGTGTCAATCACTTCATCGAGAGAGGCGTAGTTTGATTTGAAGAATGGGTTTTCTTCACTCTTCTTTGCAGCCGCTCCTGTTTCATGGAACTTGATTAATGCTTGTGTAATATTTTTCATTGCTTGTTCTCCTTTATTGCAATGCGTAATGCGCCACGTTTGTCACGCTTAATGGTGAGCAAGTCGCAATATACTTCTCGCTCGTTATCGGCAACCATAGCTTTAAGGTCGGCTTTGGCTGACTCGAATGATTTGGCATTTGCCTCTTGTTCAATGTAGTCATGGCATCTGCTGATAAATTCATTATCTGATGTTGCATCACGCCTGACCATTTGATCCACAGGTATGTGGTCTGTAGATAAAGATTCAGTTTGTTTGCCAGATGCAGGTGGTGTGTTTGATGTAACCAAGTCCCAAAATTCTTTGATGTGGACAAGCATACGTTGTATGTACTCGTTGTTACGAGACACCTCAACACACTCCCATCTGCGATTACCAAAGATTACAGATAAAAAACAGGACTGTGCGTTCTTGTGCGTGAACATATAAAACTGCAACTGTGGCATATATTGTTTAAGACAAGCCTCCATTGTGTTGCGTTCATATGTATGCTTGCATTCAATAATCTGTTGATTGTAGCTAGAATTTTTACAAACCCACCCGTCAATCGTGCCTTTCAATGGCACACCGTTCCATTCAAGTTCTTGTGTAAGACTACCGTGAGTACCTGTTTCTTTATCCCACGGCTCAAGTACACGATGCACTTCTAAATTTTCTGATTTATATTGTTTGTTAAACCATTCATAGTTTAACTTTTCAGTGCGAATACCAATCTGAACTGCAAGATTATCTGATAAGTCTGCTGGTTCTTGCTGGCCTGTCTTCTCTAACCAAAGAGTATGCCAGTCTCCATCCATAATACGACGAGCATCGCTGCCGCCAATAAATCCAAGTCTGTCCATAGCTGTTCTCCTTCATATAGACTACTGTTTTTGTTGTAGAAATGCAAGTTTTTTTGCAGTCAAAGCCTCCAATAGTTTGATTCTTTTCTTTAGTTTCCAGCCAATATGCTTGTAAAATTCTGCATATGCGGGCCAGAATGTAGTTTCTTTTGATACATTTTGTATTGCTTTGTTTACAATATCAGCAGGATATTCCATTAGCTGATTCGATATTGCATTGATGCGAACACTCATGTCACCAGCAGATTCGCCTGATGGTTTGACTACTAATGTAGATAAGATAACAAGTTGTTTCTTGATATCGTCAACAGGCATAGGCACAAGTGATGACTGCACTGCTTCGATTGCTTTATCACAAATAGCTTCGTTATCTACTTTGATTGAGTATCCTCGTATATCGATATCTGCGCCATGTGATTTGTATAGCACTCTGCTGTTTTCAATCACGGGATAGCCCGTCAACGATTCCAGAGAAGAAACTAGACTCTTGTCCACTTGATGTGGGTCGTTTACCTTTAGCAACCTTGCGACTGCTTTCGTTTTCTTTTCTGAACTTAACGGAGTTAGCGCACCATTTTCTGTAGGCAAGACTGATGTCGCTAAAGGTTGATCCTTTACCGACATGGTAGTTACAGAACCTAGCTGTTTCATCGTCATGATTTATTTCCTCCTTTAGTGTTTGATTTATTGATAACATTAGTTCTTCTGTCGGTATCCAATATACAGGAACTTTCTGCCGTTTTGCTTGCCGCTGCCTCCCACCGCCGGCGAGCAACAACGGCACGAAATGTTCCTCAAAAACTTCTGTATCTATAATTATTACAGACTTTGGTGTACCTGTCTTGCGTCTGTAGATAGCTAAGTCCCTGTCTTCAAGTACAGAAAACGGGCTGGGGAATGAGCCTTTATCTCTATACTTTACTTCAACTACCAGTTGGTCTTGTCCGATGTCGATGAGGATGTCGCCTCGATACTCGCCTCCCAACTGTCCCGAGAGGGGCTGTTTCTTTGCTTTGAAGCCGATTTCTTGGAGCCATTCAAGGATTTTGTTTTCATGATAGCTTCCTTTTCTGCGCTGAGATGTTGCCATCCGTATTTCTCCATGCAGTTATCACAATAGATAGAGCCACTAGCTAATACCACAAACCAATGTGTTTGTACTTTACAGTATTCACAAGTAACAGCTTTGCCGTCACGTTCATACTTCTTGATTTTGTTGCGAGCTTTCCTCGCATTTCTCTGTGACTTTGATTTGTAGGCCAAGTGCTTCTACCCAACAGCCAAGCATAAAACCAGATGGCACACGCTTGTACTGCTCCCATTTGTGAATTAAAGATTTGGCACATCCAATCTCAAATGATAATTGTTCTTGTGACATACCAAGTTCATGCCGACGTTTGATCAGCTGGTCGACCATTATCTCATAGCCATTTATCATGACATATTCTTTTGCTCCTCACGTTTATCCATCTCACGATTATAGCATTCGCACTCACCATTTTTAACTTGGCTATAATCACAATCACTATCACAATCATGCCACAATAAAAGTGGATTGTTCTCTTCATTCATATTGACCTCCATCTTTTTCTTCTGGCTCGTAATGTGTTGTTGCCCACATGATAAGTTGCATTCTTCCGCTTTCAGCTTTTGATTTGCGGTGGTCTACAGTAACCAGACCTTTCTCTTTGAGTTGTTTGTATCTGGCTGTGACACTGCTGTATCTGTGATGAGATAATATTTTTAGAACATCATCTGAGATACAACCTGTCTTGCCAAAAGATTGTATTGTTTTATAGACAAGCATTTCCATCTTGCCTACGTCAAGTTGTTCAGCCGCGTCATGACTTGTTGAGGGGTCATCGCGTCTGACCAACTTGTATGCTGGGGTGTCAAATAAATCATTCATGTCTGTTCTCCATTTAGACGTATTGCATAAGGGATAAGTTCCCATCTTTCTAAATCAGTTGCTACTTCTAGCACATCTTCTGTAGGTAAAGATTGTTCTACCCACAGTTCTTGATAGATTGTTTTAAGAACAAGCACTTTCATGTTCTCAGAACCACACCAGCAAAAACCGCCAGTGTCTTCGCTGATGTGGTGAAGTTGGTTGTATGAATCGTATTGTTTGCCACAGTCTTCGCATTCATATACTTCATCATACAGTTTGTTTCCTTCAAAGTTAGTACGGTATCTCGTCATCGATGTTCTCCATAGGATTAGCTTTCTCCCACGCTGCCGTAGCACGTTCGAGAAACTTCTCCTTATTGAATCTTGGATTTGTATCACACAGTATGTTTGCCATCTCAACTATCTGGCTAGGCCACCCCAATAGTGGGGCAACCTTGTCAGCAAGATATTCAAAGTGACGCTGTTGCATTAGTGACATTACTTTACCCTCCATATACGGTAGCCATCATTCTCTGGGCGAATACATAAAGTCTGTCTTCTTCTGTTGAATTGACTACGAGCAGCTTTGCATTCGTTGTCACTGTCAACAAAGATAGATTGTTTTATTTCTAGCTCAGGAAAGTTGTACATTGGCTGTCTTCCACGACCAGTATGTTTTGGTAGTGGATGTCTGTTAGATACTTTGTAGTTTTTTTGTTCCATTATTTTACTCGCTTTAATGGTGGTGTGTAATTAGAGTCTTCATTTGCATCACGCTCAAGCACCTCATGGTAGTCTTCTTCTACTCTGCTTAGAACATCCAGTGCATTTTGTATGCGCCATCTGAATGATGAGTTTTCTTCTTTGAGTTGTTCAGCAAGTGGGCGTAGTTGATTGTTGATTGCAGTGAGTTGTTTGATCATTGATTTCATTTTATTCTCCTAGTCAAAGTGGATGCTGATGCGGTCATTCATACGTTCCGCAAGGTTGTTGTCTAACCATTCGATTACTTTATCATTTACAATGTCATCTAACTGAGTTTCTATATGCTCCTGTATTCTTTCATAAATCATGTCGCTTAGTTCTTCACGTTGCCCATAAGAAAACTCGCTATCAGTGCCATCTTTTGTGGCTGTTTGAGTTTCAATGGCTGTTGCTTTGATTAGCTCTTGCAAGCCAGCAAGCATTGCTTTTGCTAAGTCATCTTGGTTTGATTTGGTTTCTGTGTCTGTCATTGTCGTTCTCCATTTTGTATCAGGGTGGAATCTGCCACCCCTCACCCAACGAGGGGGTGGCAGTTCCGCACTGCTTACAAGTAAGCAAATTCCTTGAGGGATTTAGCTACTTGATTCTCTCTTAGTCTGCGTGTGTTTGCTGGGCTATTCGATTCGTTTGTGTGAGTAGCCCACTCTGTCATGGTGTTGTACAATCCCCACTTGTTCTTCCCAAGATATCTGGCATTGTCTGACCATAATCCCATCAGCTTTTGTAGCTGCTTGTCATTCCATTTGTTCTCAGATGTCTTGCTATTTACATATGCAAGTGATCCTTTGAAGAAGTTTTCAACTGACAAGTCTGTTAAGTCTTCTTTCATCCATGCTTGATACAGTTCTTTTGAATTAAAGAATGCATCAAGACCAATTTGTATTTTGGCAGATGATGCTTTGACATCTATGTTGGCTGTATGTTTTGATGTTGTCTTTGCAACTGTGTCTGGTGTTGTGCAACCATTCAAACAAAACAAGCGTAAGCCTTGTGCTTGTTGTCCAAATGCCCAACTACCATCATAGCTGTTGAAGAATACAATCTGAAACTGTGTGTAGTCACCAACAGAAGGTTCAATAACCAAGTCAGGAAAGTTAAGTGTACCTCTTAGCTTTGCACCATTGTCAAAGACTTCTATCTTTTGTTGGTAATCTTTGCTAATGCCAGAGTTATTGACTGCATCAAGTACACTGTTCACTACATCATCATGCTTGATTGCTTTGTATTTAGAACCATGAACACCAAGCATTTGATTAGTATCTGTTCTCATAATACCGCGAGCCATTGCTGGTGGCACATCATATATGTTGCAGTCACCTTCTTTGATTGCAGATAAGTTTACAGTTTCAACTGGGAACGACCATTCATTCACAGTCTGCACTTCATTGATTGTTGTCATATCATTCATAGCTGTTCTCCTTTGTTGAATGATTCTTTACTTACCTCGCTATGTGCTATCCAGTACCACATAGTTAGGCGTTTATCTCCAGTTACTTCCCAGAGAATACTTGTCCAACTTAATGCATAAAGCATAAGCAAAACAAATAATAAATATTCAAATGATTTATTCATGTGTGTTCTCCTCTACAAATAGTAAGATACAAATACATTCATTGCAATAAGAAAAATGATGAGTAATATATATAATGGTATGTGGTATTCCATGACAAGCCCAAGCCTAGTACAGTTGTGAGGATGTCCACCCCCGAGGCGTAGCCGAGGGCGGGTGTGGTTGGATGTCTCTACGCCAGACACAGAAAGAGGCTCGATGTTTCCACCGAACCTCTCTCAGCTTGTGTTATGCTAGTCGCTTAGCGAACCTTGCTTTTGCATCTTCTGCCGCTTGTGCTTTCACCTCTGGAAACAGTTGGTCCACGGACTGTTTGAAGTAGTCGCGTAAGACCCGAGTTACCTCCTGTTGCTTCAAGTGCCACTGACGCTTGTTATCGAGGTCAACCCAATCAGGCTCGGTCTGTGCGCCTTCACCGTCTTTGCTAGCTTCAAAGTCATAGAATATCTGGTCTATCGCTTCAATCTTTTCTTGCTTGTTGTTGATAGACCATTCTAGATTCTTGACTACATTGTTCAATTCCCAATTCAGTTGGTTGTTTATAACTCTGTCAGTCATAACATGATCACGCTTTATGTCAGCTACTAGGTTGTTTTTTACTTGCTTAGTCATTTTTACTTCTCCTTTGTCTGTGGCAGAGACCGCCTCTGCCGATAACTCCCAAGGTCACGGCCCACTGGCTTCGCTGGCTTCCTTGCCTTGAGGGGCAAGGATGCCACCAAAGTAAAGCACAGCCACGGCTGAAGGAAGCAAACCAGCTAGGCACAACATCTACGGGGTTCGGCCTGCTGCTTTACTTTGGCAGTGGGTTGCTGACCTGCTAGGAGTTTCGTGCAGAGGGGGTGGCTGTCACTGACATCTACGGAGAAGTTGACTAAGCAAGTAAAACGGGCAACCTCTGACATAAAGGGTGAGCATGATATGGCTGACCCCTTCTAGGTAAGTATATCGTATTGTGAGTTGACAAGGCGTTCTCAGCTGGTTCATAAAAGGGGGGAACACAAGGGGGGTTTCGATAGGTGGATGAATGACAGAAGTAAGTAAACTGACATCGAAGCAGATTAGCCTTGTGGATACGCTCGTAGCTACGGGGTGTAGCATCAAGGAAGCCGCGAGCAAGGCTGGATACGCTGACGGAGAGAGTGGGAGAGTCAGTGCCAGTAAAGCATTACGGCTTCCGCACGTTCAGCAGTACATGATGAAGAGTGTGACGGAAACGCTCGGACTCAATGCTACGTTTGCCGCTAGCAAGCTGTTGCGCCTTGCTCAGAGTGCGAAGTCTGAGTACGTTCAGCTAGAAGCCAGTAAAGATATACTCGACAGGGCAGGGTTCAAGCCAGTAGAACGATCACAGCACTTGGTTGCTGGGGACATTACTGTGCGTATAGACCTAGGCTGACACACAGGGGGGTCAAAAACGCGGTATCGTGTTGCCATAGGGGTCCACCACAAACATTATAGCCAAAAAAGGCTCGATGGGTTACAGTCGAACAAACGGCTGTAATTTTTTTTTATGTGGAGAAGTCCGTCATGTGTGTAGGTGGTAGTTCGATAGAGGTTGATGATTCTATGATGTCTGGCCCAAGAGATACAAGCAAAGAGCTTATTAAAAGCAAGTATGCTTTGTCTGAAGAGAATCAAAAGAAGAATGCATCTATACTTGCGGCAAGAAATAAAGCTAAATCACTTGTTGCCTTCAATGATAGTGATGATAATAATTCTGGGGGCAAGGGAACTAAGTTTAGTGGCAGCACTGTTAGTTATGGGAATAACTACGGTGGCATGGATATGAGTAATATAGGCTAATGGCAAAGTCACCAGCATGGACTCGCAAAGCAGGTCAGAACCCCAAAGGTGGTCTCAACGCCAAAGGTCGCGCCTCTTACAGAACCAAAAGCGGAAAGAAGGGAAACCTCAAAGCACCAGTGAAGGGTGCGCCAAAGACGCCAGAACAGGTCAGGCGGAAAGGAAGTTTCCTAGTAAGGATGGGTTCAGCGAAAGGCCCATTGAAGGACGAGAAGGGCAGACCGACTCGTTTGAAGCTATCTCTTATTGCATGGGGTCACTCTGGTGATAAGGCTAGCGCAGTTGCTAAAGGTCGCAGACTTTTGGCTAGGTATAAGAGAATGAAAGGAAAAGCATAATGCCTATGGGAAAAGGAACTTACGGAAACCAAGTTGGTCGTCCAAGCAAGAAAGCAAAGAAAAAAGGTAAGTCATTGCTTACAGCAAAACAAAAGACACTGCCACCTGCTTTACAGAAAAAAATTTTAAAGAGTAAAGCTAATGCCTAAATATCAATATAGGGATGGCACACCTTATGATGGCCCAACAATCACAACACCTGATGGACGAGTTATGTCAGGTGAAACATACACCAGAGACTCACAAAGATTAGTGGAGGTCAGTAATGGCAGTGAACGCAGCAGGGAACTACACGAAGCCAGCCCTGAGAAAACGCCTGTTCAACAAAGTAAAGCGAGAAGCAAAGGGCGGAAAAGCGGGTCAGTGGTCAGCAAGAAAAGCGCAAAGACTAGCTCTGCTCTATAAAAAAGCTGGTGGTGGGTATACAAGCTAATGGCACTTGCACCCTCACAGAAATCCTTACGCGCTTGGACAAAGCAAAAGTGGCGCACTAAATCAGGCAAGCCTAGCACACAAGGCCCAAAGGCTACTGGTGAGCGTTACCTTCCAGAATCCGCTATAAAATCTTTATCGGCTAGTGAGTATGCTCGTACTACCAGAGCCAAGAGAGCAGCCTTACGCAAGGGCAAACAATTCAGCAAGCAACCTAAAAAAATTGCTAAGAAGACAAAGGCACATCGCACATGAGTTTTTTGCACACCCTTAATGTAGAAGAACGAAATATATTAAGAACAGTGGTGAAAAAAGTACACCTTGCTCACCACCCAGAAGAACACTGTACTGATAGAGAGGCTGATAAAGTTATAGCTGTAATCGGGCCAGAAGTTGTTGAACGTATGATTAGGTTTGGGAAAGACAAACAAGTTGACCAACTTTGAATACAAGCCTGATGGCAAAGTGTTAAAAGAGTTTATGAAGGATGATACATTCTTTCGTGGCATTCGTGGGCCTGTTGGCTCTGGCAAATCGGTAGGTTGTTGTGTTGAGGTCTTTCGTAGAGCCTTAATGCAGAAGAAGAATAAGGATGGTATTAGGCGTAGTCGTTGGGCGATTATTAGAAACACCAACCCCCAACTCAAAACCACGACAATCAAAACGTGGCTTGATTGGTTTCCTGAGAACGATTGGGGTAGGTTTCATTGGTCTGTACCTTATACTCATCATATCAAACAATCGGATATCGACCTTGAAGTTATCTTCCTCGCCCTCGACAGACCAGAAGATGTCAAGAAACTCCTCTCCCTAGAATTGACAGGCATCTGGATAAACGAGGCGAGGGAGGTTCCAAAATCTATTATTGATGCGTGTACTATGCGTGTGGGTCGCTTCCCATCCATGCGTGAAGGTGGGCCATCATGGTCAGGAGTTATTGCTGATACCAACGCGCCAGAAGAGGATCATTGGTGGCCCATTATGTCTGGTGAAGTACCAATTCCTGATCACATTCCAAGAGAGCAAGCTAAGATGCTGGTTAAACCAGACAACTGGAATTTTTATACACAACCATCTGGTATGAGCGAAAAAACCAACAAAGAAGGTATTGTTATTGATTATAGCCCTAATAAGAATGCTGAGAACAGCAAACATATGTTGGAGTCCTATTATCCAAACTTAATTAGAGGAAAGACAAAAAGTTGGATAGATGTTTATGTAATGAATAGACTTGGAAGTATACAAGATGGCAAGCCTGTATATCCAATGTTTGCTCCAGAAATGCATATAGCAAAAGAAGAAATAGCTATTGCAGATGGAGTTCCTGTTTACATTGGCATTGACTTTGGGTTAACACCTGCTGCTGTTTTTGGACAAAAGGTGCGTGGACGATGGCTAATACAGTCAGAGATTGTTGCTATTGATATGGGTATTGTAAGGTTTGCAGAGTTACTTAGGCAAGAGATAGCAACAAGATTTGGCAATCAAGAGGTGCATATATTTGGAGACCCTGCTGGTGACTTTCGCGCACAGACAGACGAGACAACTCCCTTTCAAATACTTAGAGGTGCTGGCCTTAGAGCAATACCTGCCCCATCAAATTCAGTAGACTTGAGACTCGAATCTGTGTCACAGTCATTAAATAAAATGGTTGATGGACGCTCTGGCTTCTTAATTGACAGAAGGTGTCCTAGCCTTATAAAAGGTTTTGAAGGTGGGTATCATTATAAGAGGATGGAAGTATCTGGTGAGAGATATGCTGACAAACCAGATAAAAATATGTATTCTCATATCCATGACGCACTTCAGTATTTAATGTTGGGGGCTGGTGAGGGTAGGCAGTTAATGAGTAATCAAAAACCTTTGACAACTTTTAATGCCAAAAAAGAGTATGATGTCTTTGCAAGAAAGCCCAAGCAAAGAAATCGTCAAGGACTATGGGCTAGGATGTAGAGGTTAATATGTGTGCAGGGCCATTTCGACCAAAAAGAACAGTTATACAGCCAGACCCTAAAATAGCAGAAGAACAAAAAGCTGCTGCTGATAGAGCAACAGAAGATGCAAGAAGCACAAGAGATGACCGATTAAAAGAAAAATTAACTTTAATAGGCGGTAAAGGTCGCGGTGGTCGTGGCAGACGTTCATTACTAACAAGTTCTCGTGGCGGCATGGGATATTTTAACGAGTACCTAGACTGATGTTATACAATGCACCCATTATGGCTAGTGGCGCAGATGATATTGCAAAGCAGTATCTCAAAAAATATGAAAAAGCCAAAAGTCACAGACAAAATTTTGTAGACCTATTTGAAGAGTGTTATGAGTATGCACTGCCACAAAGGGAGTCTTTTTATTATGAAGCAGCAGGTCAAAGAAGGGATGACAAGATATTTGATGAAACTGCGGTCGTTGGCGTACAAGAGTTTGCGTCTAGGCTACAGCAAGGTCTTGTTCCCAATTTTGCACGTTGGGCAGACTTTACAGCAGGGAGTGAAGTGCCTACAGAATCGCGTGATGAAGTTAATAACGAACTTGATGAAGTAACAGAATATGTATTTGAAGTAATACAAAACTCTAACTTTGGTCAGGAAGTACATGAATCCTTTATGGATTTAGCTGTTGGTACAGGAGTGCTGTCTGTATCTGAAGGTGATGCAATTAATCCTATAATGTTCTCAGCTATTCCATTGCCTCACATTGTTCTTGATACAGGGCCAGACGACCGTATTGATCATGTGTTTAGAGAGCGTATGGTTAGAAACTCTGACATCCCTCTTATGTATCCAAAAGCAACATTATCATCTAAAATGACTGACAAGATTAGTCGCGCACCAGATGACAAAACAAGAGTGTTAGAAGTTCTTTGTAGAGATTACTCTAAGAAAAACGAAGAAGCGCATTTGTTTTTTGTTATTGAATGTATGCTTGGGGAAACAATTTTTAACGAAAGTTATACAGGCGTTGGCTCTAATCCGTTTATATGTTTTCGCTGGTCTAAATGTGCTGGCGAAGTTTATGGGCGTGGCCCTCTTATAAACGCACTTAGTGCAATCAAAACCACTAACTTAACAATAGAACTTATCCTTGAAAATGCACAGATGGCAATCTCTGGCATATATCAAATGGATGATGATGGCGTTGTAAATCCAGATACAATTAATTTGGTGCCGGGGACGGTTATACCTAAAGCGGCAGGGTCTATGGGCTTGCAGCCTATTCGTGCAGCAGGTAGCTTTGATGTAGCTAATCTTGTTCTTTCAGATATGAGATTAAATATTAAAAGGGCTTTGTACAATGATATGCTTGGCAATCCTGACAGAACCCCAGCTTCTGCCACAGAAGTTGCAGAGCGTATGGCAGATTTGTCGCGTCGTATTGGTTCTGCTTTTGGAAGACTCCAAGCTGAATTGGTACAGCCTGTATTACAACGTGTAGTTTATATTTTGAAGAAACAGGGCAGAATAGAACTGCCTACAATTAATGGAAGAGAAGTAAAGGTACGGTCTGTTTCACCTCTGGCACAGGCTCAAGCTAACCAAGACATTACCTCAGTTGCAAGATTCCTAGAGTTGGTGCAGGGAAGATTTGGCCCAGAGATAACTAACATTCTTATTAATTCAGAAGAAACTGCTGTTTACCTTGCTAAGAAGTTTGGCGTTCCAGACAATCTCATAAGAGATTTGAACGAACGTCAACAGTTGGTGCAGATGGCGCAACAATACGCCATGCAACAACAGCAAATGCAACAACAAGCAGCGGGAGTTACTATTGGCAACGAAGGCCCACCTCAGTCTTGACGGACATCAACGACCACAAGACATTGATAAACAAATATCTTTAAACGTAGCTGCCTTGTTTAATACAGATGTTGGGAAGTCTGTATTGCAATACCTACGTTCAATAACTATAGAATCTGTGCATGGCGCGGCTGTAACTGATACGGAGTTGCGCCACATGGAGGGTCAACGATATATTGTTGGCATTATTGAAGCTCGTATCAGACACGCACATAAGGTAAAAGAAAATGAATGATGTAGAATCTACCGCCAGTGCTGAACCAACAGAGGCAGTCCAGACTGAGACTGCGGTTGAGCGTCCTGAGTGGCTTCCAGAAAAATTTAAATCAGCAGAAGATTTGGCAAATGCATACTCTTCTCTTGAGGGCAAACTAGGTCAGAAAGAAGAAGACTATCGTAATTCCTTTATGGAAGAGATTGAAAAAGAAGCCTATGCAAATAGACCAGCAAGTGTTGGTGATTATGAATTGCCAGAAGGTATTGATGAAGAATTAGCTTCAGATAATGAATTGCTTTCATGGTGGGCTAATCACGCATTTGAAAATGGCTTTAATCAAGAAGAGTTTAGCGAAGGAATCAATATGTATCTTGGCGCATTGAATGCAGATGTGCCTGACTATGATTCTGAGCTAGCAAGACTAGGTGATAATGCAACAGCAAGAACTGAAGCAGTTTCTTTATTTGCAAACCAATTCTTTCCAGAAGAACAACTTAGCGCAATAGAGCGTATGTGCGAAACTGCTGATGGTGTTATGGCACTTGAAACCATTATGGAAGCTATGAAAGATGGTGGGCCTAGCACTGACCAAGTTGGTATGGCTAGAATGAATGAAGACCAATTAAGGCAAATGATGCTTGATGATAGGTATCATAACCCCTCTAAACGTGACGCTAACTTTGTTCGTCAGGTAGATGAAGGGTTTAAAAAACTTTATGGTCGGTGAAATTAAACGAGTTGGGCGGCTCTCTCTTACAGACAGTCGCCCAGATGACGCATACGAAATCGCTCCATATCTTAGATTTCAAGACAAACGTGAATGTCTTATAATGGGCCTAGAGCCATTGGAAGCTCTTGCAGAGCCACTTACTATTGATGGTGCAAAAACATACACAATAAAATTTGACAATCAATCTATAGCCATGTGCGGAACTGTACCTGTAGACAATGAAACAGGTAGAGTTTGGATGCTGGGTACTGGCGCAATAAACTCAAACTTTCGACCCTTTTTAAGAGGCTGTAAAGAAGTAATTGCGCTGTTACAAGGTGATTACAAGGTAGTTGAAAATTATGTTCCTGTGGATCATCATGAAACAATTATGTGGTTAAGTTGGTGCGGTTTTGTGTTTGATGAACATCTGCATGAAATTAATGGGCATACCATGATGAGATTTGTGCGTTGCATAAATCGTAAAAATAATGTTTACTATCTCCAACAACGGCCTGTAATGCACTGAGCGACCCTTACGGATAATCGCAATGAGGATGAAACGCAGACAACCGACTATCGTGTAACTTTAAAAAAGGACTGATGAAATGGCTAATACCATTGATGTAGCTTTTATCAAACAGTTCGAGTCTGAAGTGCATATGGCTTATCAGCGTATGGGTTCTAAGTTGCGGAACACTGTGCGTATGGCTAGCCAAGTAACAGGTTCGACTGTGAGATTCCAAAAAATTGGTACAGGTTCTGCCTCTACTAAATCAAGAAACGGTAATGTCACCCCTATGGAACTTGCACATACAACTGTGGAAGCAACAATGGCTGACTTCTATGCCGCAGAATACATTGACAAGTTAGATGAACTCAAGATTAACATTAATGAGCGTCAAGCTGTAGCACAATCTGCTGCTGCTGCTCTTGGTCGCAAGACTGACGATATCATCTACACTGCAATGGATGCTGGTGCTAACTCAACTCAAATTAACTCAACATCTGCTGCGATTGACAAAGCAGATATTTTGACTTTGTTTGAGACATTTGGATCTGCAAATATTCCAGAAGACGGTCAGCGTTATTTGGCAATGCATCCAAAGGGTTATGCTGATTTGTTTAACATTACAGAGTTTGCTTCAAGCGACTTTGTAGGTGAGCAAAATCTTCCGTTTGCTGGCGGCATGACAATGAAAGAGTTTATGGGCTTTAAGATATTCTCTACTTCTGCGATTACAGCAGGTAAGAATATGGCTTATCATACTTCTTCTATTGGATTGGGCGTCAACTCTGATGTCTCAACAGAGATTAACTATGTCGCAGAAAAAGTAGCGCACCTTGCAACATCAATGATGTCAATGGGTGCTGTCGTTATTGATAATAACGGCATCTACGAAGTTCTTGACAACAACTAATAGGAGTGAAAGATGGCATTTGATATTGCAAATTTAACTCGGTTGTCTGGGGCATCTGGTGTAAACCTTTGGCATTATACCTCTGCTGACGCTATTGCCACTGTAAAAGCCTCTGGTTATTTTACTGGTGAAGCTGTCAATATGATGAATGCGCGAGATGTTATTATTTGTGTTGATACAAATACACCAACAACTCATATTGCCTCAGTGCTTACCAATGACGGTACTACTGTGAATACATCACAGGGTACTGCTATTGCTGAGACAGACTAAAGGATTAGGGAGGGGCAACCCTCCCTTATTCACACATGGCAGTTACTAGCACACACGCAAATACCCCTGTGGATTTATGCTCGAGAGCATTAATTCTTATTGGGGCTGAACCGATTACTTCATTTGAAGATGGAACAACCGAGGCTCTTGTCTCGGTAAATATGTATGAGGATGTTGTTAGAACTTCTCTAGTTAATACTAGATGGAGATTTGCAACTAACCAAGCAATTCTAAATCTGCTTACTGCTGCCCCAACAGGAAGGTATGATAGAGCCTATCAATTACCATCTGGATATTTAATGGTGCATACAGCAACTGTAGAAGATAATATAATTGATTACCAAATTTATGGGGACAAACTTTTTGCAGATACTTCTGCTTCTGATACTGTGATTCTTGACTATACTTTTCGTGCAAATGAGTTAGAGTTCCCTTCATATTTTACTATTGCTGTTGAGTATGCGCTTGCAATGGTATTTGCTACATCCATTGCTAGAGATGCATCTTTAGCTGCCCTTATGGAAAAGCAAGCTACAAATGCAATGGCTAAAGCTAGAAGCCTAGACTCGCAACAACAAACAACACGCAAGTTGGTTACATCGAGGTTTATTACGAATAGGCGCAGTTAATGGCAAGGATTAGAGTTCCCCTATCTAATTTTCAGTTTGGAGAAGTCAGTCCTTCTATGGTGTCTAGGACTGATACTAAAATATATCAGAACGCTGCAAAGAAGATTGAAAACTTCTTTTTGAGAAATGAGGGCGGTCTTCTTAAAAGATTTGGCACAAGAAAAATTTATGAGTTTGATACAACTGTTGATACTACGAAAAGACAACAGGTAAGGATTATACCGTTTATTTTTTCTGATGATGAACGGTACATTATTTCTCTTGAAAATTTAAAAATACGTTGTTTTAAGATTGACCCAACAACAGGTGCGGTAACTCTTGTTACAACAATTACTCAAGATGTAGATTCTGCTGCTCTTCCAATAACCGATTCTATTTTAGATGAAATAACATTTGCCCAATCTGGTGATATAATGTTTTTGTGTCATCAAACATTTATGATCAGAAGATTAGTTAGGACAGGGCTAAATAGCTTTGAAGTGGATACTTATTCATTTGTAAGCGATTCAGATAATAATTATATCCATCAGCCATACTATTCATTTCATGGAGAAGATGTAACTCTTGACCCTTCTACAACTAGTGGCTCAGGTGTAACCCTCACAACATCTGCAAACTATTGGGATATTACTGGCACTCAATCTGGTGGCGATTATCCAAGCTCAAAGCACATTGGAATTGTAATCCGATATCATGGGCAAGAAATAACTATTACATCCGTACAATCTCAAACTCAAGCTACTGGGACTGTTAAAGATGCATTAAAGGTGCATCTAGATACAGATGCAATAGAAACAACAGATGGCACAGCAGATATACAAATTACTATGGCCCTTCATGGTTTAAGCACCAATGATAGCATTACTATATCAGATGCTGGTGGAATTGGTGGCATTAGTGCCGCAAATATTAACGGCACAAGAACTGTCCAAGAAATAGTAAATGAAAATGTTTTTATTGTAACTGCTGGCGCAAATGCAAATACTAATAGTATTGGTGGCGGTTCTCCTAAAATAGAAACTCATGCCCCAACAACACAATGGGAAGAGCAATCATATAGTGCGCTAAGAGGATTTCCTGCAGCAGTTGCTTTTCATGAAAACAGGTTATGGTTTGGAGGAACTCTATCACAGCCTGACGGAATATGGGCAAGCAGAACTGGTCTTTATTTTAATTTTGATGTTGGCGATGCAGAAGATGATGATGCATTAGATTTGACAGCAAGCATTGGTGAGATAAATACTATTAGGCATATTGTCTCAAATAGAGATTTACAAATCTTTACAAGCACTTCAGAGTTATATGTTCCTGCATTTACAGACAAACCAATAACACCAACTAATGCACAGATTAGAAGGCAGACACCGTTTGGTGCTTCATTTGTAAAGCCTCAATCATTAGATGGCGCAACATTGTATGTTCAGAAGAATGGTTCTGTAGTAAGGGAGTTTATATTTTCTGATACTGAATCAGCATATGTAGCCAATCCAATAAGTCAAATTTCTGCACACTTAATTAATAATCCTGTGCAAATGAGTATACTTAGAGGTGCTATCAATAGACCTGAATCCTATGCATTCTTCTTAAATCAAGATGGAACTATTGCAATCTTTACTTCAAATAGAGGTGAGCAAAGAGCAGGGTGGGCAAAGTTTACTACGTCAAACGGAAAGTTTCATTCTATTGCTACAGTAGATGACAGAGTATTTCTTGTTGGTAGTTATGATAAAGGCAATAATACTAATAAATTTATTTTAACAGAATTTGATTCCAGCCTTCAGTTAGATTTTTCTGATACGTTTGCTCAGGGATTTAATCCTGCTGGGGTCTTTAATGTTGCATCTCATTTTGTAGATGGTGCTGTTGTTGATGTTGTTAATGGAGATGATCATCTAGGCCAATTTACTGTATCAAGTGGTGAAGTTGATGTAACTGCTGTTGAGGCAATTACAACAGCAGAAATAGGTTATAGTTTTAATGTTGAAGCAGAAACATTACCTATTGACGCACAGGTACAAGGTGGGCCATTGACAGGCAACCCAAGAAGAGTAAATCGTGTTATACTTGATTTGGTGAATACATTATCTGTTTCTGTAAATGATAAACGATTAATTATCCGTCAGGTAACAGATGACTTAGGGGCTGGAAGAATTGCCGTTACTGGCAAAGAAGAATTTAGGTTGTTAGGTTATAGCAAAGACCCAACAGTAAGAATTACACAATCAGCACCATTGTCATTACAGATAAATGGTTTAATCGCAGAGGTATCGTTCTAATGGCAATTACTTTATTTCAAGCTGCTATGTTAGCTGGCACAGCATTGCAAGCCTCTTCTGCATTAAGTGCAGGTAGAGCAGCGCAACAAACTGCTGCAATGAGAATGCGCCAACAACAAATACAAATAGAGCAAAATAGAATACAAGCTAGAGATAAAGCCAATCAGAGAGAGCGTCAGTTTGAAACAGCGCAAGCCTCTAATAGAGCAATGTTTGCTTTTATGAATAGAGATTTAGGCAGTGATAGAAGTTATGCCGCATTCTTAAAAAGACAAGAAGAGATTAAAGGTGATGATAGAGCAGCCCTTGATTTTACTGCAACTGCTCAACAGCAACAGATGTTGGCTCAAGGTCAACAGTCTTTAGTAGAAGGACAAATAAAAGCAAAACAATATCAGATGTCTGCTCTTACATCTATAGCAACTGGCCTTTACCAATATGATTTAGTGAGAACATAATGGCAGTAATAAAAGAACGCAGAAATTTTCAAGTAGGAAACATAGGGGTTGTAAAGATTTCTGATGCCGCAGAACGTGCGGCTGTATCTGCTATGAACAATGCAGATAAACTTATTAACATGGCTTTTAAGGGTGCGGAGAGAGAAGCCAAAGAAGCTGGTGTAGACTTAGCAGAGTCACTTAATGCTCAAAATATTAGAACAATAAATCCAAAGACAGGATTGCCGGAAGCCTTTGACTCTGAGCCAGCTAGCTTTGGTAAGATAGCATCTGAAGCATTTGAGAAGACTGTTGACGATAGATACAGGCTTTCTATTGAACAAGAGATAAAAGCAAAAGCTGCTTCGGAAGCAATGGCAGCAGAAAGTTTTGATGATCCTGTAGGCGTTTATGAAAAAAACTTCGGCAACTATATCGAGGAAATGAAAGCAAATGCAACAGGGCGATACAAAAACTTTATTAATGTAACTGGCTCTGCATACCTTGCTAGTACAAAATTAAATCTACAACAGGCTCAGTTAAAAAGAGAACGAGTAAATGCTGGCGTAACTGCGGCAACACACGTTCAAGAAGACTATCCAATAATATTGGGAATGATTACATCTGGCGCAAATCTACAAGATGTAGATTTTGCAATAGAAAGCCTTATTAATAAACTTAACAATGCTGAAGCTGCTGGTGCATTTGTTGATAACCCAAAACTTAAAGAACAATTAACAAGTTTAATCTCAAGAATAAAACCAGAAGGTTTAACAAGATTACTTGCTGCTGATGAAAATCTTACGGTTGAACAATTACTTGATGTTAAATCTGCTCTAGCATCTAATGGCAAAACCTTAAACTCTGTGCCAGAGGCATATAGAGAATCAATCCGAAAGATATTAGACTCTTCTAATTTTTCTAAAGATGGGCCTGTTCTTTTAGATATTGTTAATCAGTCTATCGCAACTCGAAGCGCAATGAGAGTTGAAAAAGACAGGGTTCAAACTGAACAAAACAAAGAAGCATATCCTGCTCTTAATGCAGGAATAGAAAAACAAATTACTGAAGACTCTCCGTTTCTTTATGAATCGACATCTACCTTAAATGTAAATCAACTTACTAGAGCAATAAATGAAATTGAGGCTAACGCAAAACAATATCGTGGCTTTGCGGCAGAAGGTAAAATTAATAATACCGATGTTGCAAGGTATAGAAGTCTAGCACTAACTGAAATAGAATCTGGTCTTGTTGGTAGAATTATAAAAGATAATTTAGACAAGCCACAAGTAATGGCTATTCAAGATTATTTAAATTCAAGAGGTCAGTCTACTGGCAAACTGCCCGAAAATTATAAAGCTGTGCTTGATGTATTAATAGAACGTCAAGCATTTGATGGTCAAAGATTAGCACGTTCACTAAATAGTGTAGAGCAAGACCAGACAGCAAGACAAGTTGCTCAAGAAAAAGATGACGCTAAAAAAAGAGAAGTAACAAACAGTCTTGATCTTTATGATTGGTTTGATAAATCGGATGCAGTTCAATCTGACCTTTCTGAAAGAATGGCGAGTGCTACTACTGAACAAGAAATTGCACAAATTTTAGCTGAACAAAAAACTTACGAACAAGAGAATAGAGCATTAGTTGGGCAAGAAAATGCATTTTTATCTGCTCCAAGAGCGGCCTCAAGAGAGAACGCTGTAAGCACTTCTATTGCTAATAGCTGGGTTAGCTCTCTCTTAGACAAAACATTTACAATGGAAATGCCTGACGGTGGAGGCGGTGATGAAACTGTCGAAGTCTCTGTAGGTATGTCATCAAATCTTATGACTGAGGTTGCAATCGCTCTTGATAAAACAGGGGATTCAAGTCAGTTGCCTAAAGAAATAAGAAGTGCAGTAAATGCTTTAACAAAGGGCATGAATGAACCTCAACTCAAAACTGCTGCCACTGAAGCAAGGCGTTTATCGAATATATTAAAACAAAAAGAAGAAGATTTTAAACTTTTGCAAAAACAACAAACTGCACAAGTTGAAGTATTAAACAGAGGGACAGGCAACACTGCACTTCATAAACAGGCTATAAGGGAATTTGTATTTACTAATAATGGAGTAGCTGAAGACTTTTTTAGAACTGCTCAAAGTCTTAATGAACAACATCCAGCAACTGCTGCTATGGTCAATCTGGCTGAAAAAGGAAGAATACCAGAAATTATTATTTCAGATTTAACTGCTTTATCTCAAGGCAGAATGATAGCAGGTGCGCCAGCTTTGTTGCAAACATATAAAGGCATGAGGTCTTATTACAGTAAAAGTACAAATAGAATGGTTAATTTATTTGTAGGGACTGTTGAAGGTACACCGACACTTAGCAAAACAGCAATGGCAAATTTAGATTCTATTCTTTCTCTTATGGACATTAGAGGTGAGTTTGTTATTGATGGACTTCGTGAAAATGGAGAGCCTAATTATGTTTACAACACAGACCAATTATCAAATGTTCTTACAGATTTTAACAACGGCTCTCTTAATAGTGTTGAAGCTAAAAAGAATTTAGAAGAGTTTATGGCTAGTGATGTTATAAACCCCCAAACATCTTCTACATCATCAGCAAGAAAATACTCTCAAAATGAGGATGGGCTATCATCATGGCTTTTAGATTCTGTTGGCGGTAGTCGCTCTGTCTTTAGAGATTTGTATCCATATGCAAAAGCATTAGTTGCAAATGGAACAATGACTGAAGGTGAAATTAAAAATAGAATTAAAGATTTGTATCAAAAGGAATACCCAGAAACGCTTGGTTATGTTATCGACCATAGAGTAAGAGATGTTGGTCGCTCAAGATATTCTTTAACTAAAACAATACCTGATGCAGATGCTCGCAGTGAATTTATTAGCTCTGTTGAGGCTAGCTTGCCGCCTAACTTTACGCTCACAGGCACTGGTCAGTCACCTGCTGATGAAGATGGCATGGAAGGTTCTAGGTTTACTGGTATTGGTATGGTTGGTACATTAATGCAAGCCTACAATGGATATGCTGATTGGATGGCAGAACCATACGACAGAGACAAAGATAGATTACATAAAGTAACAATGTCTGGAAAAAGAAAAGCCTATCTTATGCCACAAAGATTTTCTGGCGATAGTCAAGTGACATATATGGTTATGACTTTAGATGTTAATAATGAACTTACTCCTGTTACAAATCCCGATGGTGAGATACTTGCCTTTTCTCCCACGAGAAGAGAGCCTAATTAATGTATGAAGTAAACCCATATGGCATGAATGTTGGTGTAACCATCAACAAAGAACGAGAAGTTGCAGGAGGTAAATCAACCTTTAGCGACCTTGTAAAAGCACAGATGGGTTATCAATATGATCCAATCTATGAGTATATAAATAACGAAATTAAATATGCTGATGAAGAAGACCCTGCATACAATGCATCACAAGATATGGAAGGGTTTGAGGAGTTTAGTGCCACACTAATCAATGCCAAAAATGCAGAGCATATGGCAGATATGAAGCGACACATTAGAGAAAGCCAAGCAAGACGAGAGATTATGTATGAGCATGGTTTCTTAGCTAATGTTGCTGCTGGTTTGTTTGACCCTATAAATCTTGTTGCTTTGCCTTTTGGTGGTGCTGGTCTTGGACGTAGCGTTGCTCAATCTGCATTGCGTGTAGGTGCAGGTACAGCAACTATACAAACTGGATTAGAGATTGCTCGTGCGCCATTTGACCCTGTAGGCACACTGGGAGAAAGTGCTTTTAATATTGGTGCAGCAGCAGTAACAGGTGGCATTCTTGGTGGTCTTGTTGCTTTACCTGCGGCTCGCAAGGCAAAAGCTCAAAAAGCTACAGTCAAAGATATGAATGAGACTATTGCAGCTTTAGAAGAGATAACAACAGACGATATATCTAAATTAGGTAAACGAGAAGAGCGTGAGTTTGGTCAACTTGCAACTGAAGAGCTTGATGCAATTAATCAAGCAAAGCCTCATGAAATTAAAAAGATGCAAGAAAGTATTGAAGCATTAGAGGCAAAGGCAAAAAAGACAGAGGCTGAAGAACAAGAATTAAGAAACTTAAGAACAGGAATGATGAATGCTGAAAATGATTTAGCTGCTGTTCAAATGGAACGCTCATTCCGAAGAATTGAAGATACAAGAAATGTTCAAGGTTTAACAGACCCATACAAGATTGCAGAAAGCTGGTTCACAAACAGTTGGATTTATAACAAATTAATTCCAACTCCAATGAAAGACACATTGCAAAGTTCTAAAGTTCCTACTGTTGTTAAGAAAGCATTTGTAAATCTTGCTGGTGACAAGGGCATTACTCTTGCAATGCACAAGCTCGGCATTACAGATGGCGATGGTGTGTATGTCAGTGCAAAAGTTCGTGAGGGTGAGTGGGTTCAGATATATGACCAGCTTATTAAAAACTTTGGTGAAGCGTCTGGTAAGGGCGACTTTACATTTATGGATCACAATTTTCAAAACATGGATGGCTCATTTAGCAAATACCTAGAAAGTATAAATGCTAAATACATTAAGGGCATAGAAGGGGAAACTGATTTAGAACGTGAATCAATAAAGTTAATGGCTAACTTTTGGGAGAAGTGGGGCAAAAGATTAAGTGATGTCGGCTTGATTGGCAATGCAGATTTTATGAGCAAGCAGATGTCAAACAAAGAATTTAAATTGCGTAAAGCGTATGAAACTCTTGATACCCTTGAAGCAAAAGAAGGTTTGTCTTTTGCTCGTATGAGGCAAACAAGAAGAGAAAACAATCGTGCTATAAAAAACCTAAGACAAGAAGAAGAAGCTCGCGGTCTTACAGAGGCACAAATAGAAAAACTTAACAAACTTGAAGCAGAAAACAAACGTCTTAGCGGCACTGCTGTTTCTTTAAGTAAAAATCAACAAGAGTATATTGATGCCCTTGAGTTGCGTATTGCTAGATTAGAAGATGAAATATCTGAATTAGATGTAAATCTTACGGCTATTGATGATGACAGTCTTAGCCCTAATGAACCAATGTTCTCAAGATACTGGAATAAACAAGCCATTGCAGAACGCAGGGCAGAATTTAAAGCAATACTTGTAAATTACTTTACAAACAATCCAAGCAAGTTTGTAAGAAATATTCAAGACACTCCAATAAAAAGAAACTTACTTGAGCTTGATGATGCTGAAATCATAAGACTTTACGGTGAAGAGTTTAATGTAAATAAAATTGTTACAGGTAAAAAAGCAGTACAAGCAATTAAAAAACAACACCCAAAAGGTGCATTAGGCATGCATCAATACTTCGATCAAGAGAAAGGAATTATCTATCTTGATAGAGATGGCGTTTATCTTAAATACAGAAAATTTAAACAATCTTTAAAAAATAAAGAAAAAGCAATACAAGATATGAGAAATGCAGCAGGTAAAAATAAAGACCTGTATGCAAGCGCAGCTTTTCATCACAATATGTTTATGTTGAATAATTCAGATAGTTTTAAATCTTTTGCAGATTTTCAAGACTTTGTAACTTTACATGAATTATCTCATGGCAAATTTAAAAAAGCATATCGAGAAGAAGATATAGAATATGAAATGCGTGTTAATGATGAGGCATTAAAGCGCATGAAAGAAATACATAAGCAGATGAGAACACCTCCACCTGCTTGGATTAAGCAAGAGTTTGATACAGACCCAAGAGCAATAGATGAACGTGCAGAGTTAACAATAAGAGAAATACTAGAAGAGGTAGACCCAACCGCAGAAGTGGCTTCTTTTTATGGTCACGGTAAATCAAAACATTTTAGACACAGAACTTTAGATATACCTAACTCTTTAGTTTATGATTTTATTGTTAATGACCCAATAGCAGTGATGAAAGCATATACTGCTCGTGTTGCTCCAAGATATGAATTTGCCAAACAAAATAACGGCAGGTCATTGGATGACATCTTAGATGATATCGAAGATGATATGCGGCAGAATAGAAACACAACCTCTGAAATAAATGAGGTTCGTAAAAACTATGCTATTTTGTATGACCGTGTTGTTGGTTCAACATTGCGTGAACCGCATTCTTGGGATGCGCGGCTTGCTCAAGTAATGCGTGATGCAGCGCAACTTAACTATCTTGGCTCTGCTGGTTTTTCTACGCTTCCTGACTTTGCTAAAATATTAATGGAGCATGATGGCAAGGTTATCATTCAAATGCTTAAAGGGGCCATTGGTGATAAACGTGTTCGGATGAGTGCTGAAGAAGGTCGTATAGCTGGTCAAATATTAGAAATTTTGACAGGTAGCAGTCATATGCGCCTAACAGAAGAATTATCTAACAGCCCATTTTCAAACAATAAATTTGATACTGTATATACCCAGCGTGTAGATACAGCTAAGAATTTATTTTACAAACTTAATCTTCTTGCCCCATTTACAAGAATATTTAAACAAATGGATTCTATGGCTCGTTGCCATACACTTGTTGACTATTCTGTTAAAATTACAAATGGTACAGCAACAGAAAAAGAAATAACATATATGGCTCGATATGGCTTTGATAAAGCAAAAGCCAAAGAAATTACACGTTTAGCTAACGATGGAATTATCGAGCGTGTTAGTGCTGATGGATTATATCTGCCTAATACTAGAAAGTGGCCTAAAGAAGATGAGGAACTAAGAGATACATTTCGAGCGGCATTAAATAGCGGTATAGAAAATACAGTTTTGATGGGTACGCCAGCAGACAAACCTGTTCTTGTTGATGGCGTGTTTCATATTCCTATGAGGCTGGTAGAGAAATTACGGTTGCCTTTAACTGAAGACGCTGTTGTTCGTGGATATGCTCGCCTTGAAAGTCCTTTGCTTGGTATGCCATTCCAATTTATGTCGTATTCGTTTGCAGCAGTTAATAAAATTACTGCGGCATATGCACATGACCAAGCTAAGAATAAAGCTGTTGCAATATCTGCTGCTATGGGTCTTGGATTTATGTCTGTATATATCAAGACACCAGAGTTTGCTCGTGAAAAAATGAGTACAGAAGATTGGATAGCTAGGTCATTCGATATGTCTGGATTGGCGGCTCTTTATTCAGATGCAATGTATACTTCTATGGTAACTTCACTAGCTTTTGGTGGGCCTAATATTACTGGTGGCATTGTAAATCCTAAATATCCTGTAAAGAAAGATACCATTGAGGGTATAGTTGGCCCACTTGGTACAGGGCCAAACATTGCTCATGATATTGTTCGGTATGGTATGTATGAGTTTGTCACTGGCAATTATGGCGAAGGTTCAAAAAATATTATTAGGAATCTTCCATTTGCAAGATTGTGGTTTCTTAAAGATTACATGAATGAAGGAACTCGATATTTGTCACAAATGGGCAGATATTAATTGTGCGTTGAGGTAGTCTTTAATTTAAGTTAGGATGCGAACATGACTATTAACTTAGCAGATAATGATCCACGTAATGAATACACTGTTTCTGACGGTAACAATCAGACTGTGTTTACGATGGACTTTGAGATTTTTGATAACGCAGATTTAAATGTTTACGTTGATAATGTTAAACAAACACTAACAACTCATTATAAAATATCTGATTCTGAAACTAATGCAAATGCTGGTCATACAAGTGGTACTGATGGGTTTGTTCATTTTACAAGTGCTGTAACTGCAAGTGGCGCAGATAAAAAAATAGTTCTTACAAGAAGCATCGTGCTTCAAAGAACAACTGATTTTCCTGCATCTGGTGCTTTTCAGATTGGTTCATTAAATACAGAACTTGATAGAATAGTTGCAATTCAAGCTGACCTCAAAGACGATATAGACCGCTCATTGCGTCTTACTGATTCTGATGTAGATGTCGCATTAACCCTCCCGAATGTTGACACTAGAAAAGGTAAGACGCTCGCTTTTAATGCTACAACAGGTGTTGTTGAAGCTGGGCCTACTATTTCTGGTGTAACAACTGTGTCTGCCATGGCAGCAGATATAGCAACACTAGCTGATATTGAAGATGGCACTGTTGCTACAGATGCAATATCTAATGTAAATGCTGTAAGGGCAAATGTAACTACTGTTGCTGGCATTTCAAGTAACGTCACCACTGTAGCTGGTATAAGTAGTGATATTTCAACTGTTGTTGCAAATATTACAGATATTCAAAATGCTGAAGAACATGCCCAAGAAGCAAAAGATTACGCAACAAAAGTTAATGCTCAGGTTCAAGAAAATGGCGTTAATACTGGCAACTATTCATCTAAAGCATGGGCAGTAGGTGGCACAGGTGTTACTGATGCTTCTGGTGCTGGTGCAGCTAAAGAATGGGCGGTTGATCAAAGTGCTGATGGTGTAGATGGAACAGAATATTCTGCAAAAGAATATGCGATTGGCTCAACTGCTGGCAACACCAACGGCTCTGCCAAACAGTGGGCTTTGGGTGGTGGCGCTAGTTTTGATTCAAACACTGCTGTATCAGGCAGCTTGTACTCAGCTAAGTATTGGGCAGAGCAAGCAGCGGCTAGTGCGGATAGCTTTGATGATACTTATCTTGGCCCTAAGTCATCGGACCCAACCGTTGACAATGACGGTGATGCGCTAACTGCTGGCGATTTATACTTTAACACAACATCAAATATTATGAGAGTTTACAGCGGCTCCGCTTGGAATGACGCTGTTGTAGACACAACTGGCTTTGCTACGAACGGCTTTGCCATTGCTATGGCTATCGCACTGTAAGGAGTAAAGGATGGCACAGAACTTTAGACGTTACACACTAAACGCTGTTGGCACATCAGCCGCAGACATACCTGATGGTAGTAACTTTGACAGTTATGATACGCTGGTTGGTATTCATATAGCCAACGTCACAGCTAATGCTATCACTGTTGAAGTTTACATTAACGATGGCACTAATGACATCCATTTGATTAAGGATGCGCCTATTGCTGCTGGTGGTGCGCTGCAAGTTCTTGATGGTGGTGCAAAAGTCGTAGTGCAGTCAGGTGACAGATTATATGTGAAGTCAGACACAGCATCATCCGCAGATGTGTGGGTGTCTGCTGTGGACGCAATCAGTACATAGGTGAGTTATGGGCTACATAGGCAACCAAACATCTAACAGCTACTCCTCTATGGACAAGCAAACTATCACTGGCAACGGTGGTACAAGCTACACACTGACACACGCTGTAGCCAACGCCCAAGAGATTGAGGTGTTTGTAAACAACGTGCGTCAGGAAGCTGGTGTAGCCTACACAGTGTCAGGCACTGCATTGACCATGACAGGCAACGTGGCGTCATCAGATTCCTTTTACGTCATCTATCAGGGAAAAGCTTTGCAGAGTGTAGTGCCGCCTGATGGTTCTGTTACATCTGCAAAACTAGACACAAATATAGACATTGCTGGCACATTAGATGTTACTGGGGTTCTTACTGCTGATGCTGGCCTTACTCTTCCAAGTGGGCAGGGTATTAATTTTAGCGCAACTGGTAATGGTTCTGGAACTGTAACAACTGAA